GATAGGATATTTCAGCATTAATTTTTTGAGAATTTCTGTTGGAATTAAAATCCAAATTTGTTTTTTATTACGTTCTTTTTTGTAAAGACAAATAGCGTAGTAAGTAGATTTGGTTTTATTTATACCTGATGGTCTTCCTGCATCTTCAAATTCAATAAATATATTGCCTGTTTTTTGGCATAGTTTATCTGTTTTACATTCTATAGTTTTACAATGAAGAATTTCTTGAAGTTCGTTTTCTTTGGCTTGACCGAATTTTAAATCCAAATCAAAATTAGGTCTTGCTTTAGTGTGTGTCACTCCAATTGCTACCGACTTTAATTTTACCCTCTAGAGGACATCTAAATTTGAAATAATCTTGAGTTTTCTTAAAGACTTGTTTTGCTATTGATTTAAATTTTTCTATTTTATCTTTGATAACTACAAATTGAAGTTCATCATGAACATGTAAAACCATTCTATAATCTTTTCCCCATTTGAAACCTGCGGTCTCTAAATCTTGATTAATTATGATAGTTCCCGCTTTTACAAGTAATGCTCCTGCGGATTGGATTAAGGTATTGAGTGAACTGAACTCTGCTCTACACATTAATTTTCTTTTATCTAAACCATAAATCCATTTCTGATTTCGATATTTAATTCTTACTGCGTCTTTAAGATTTCGTAATGCAGGTAAAAGTTCTTCAAATTTTTCTCTTATTCTTTTGGCTTCTGAAGCAGAGACATCAAGTATTTCTGACAGTTTGTCATTTCCTGCACCATAAATGTAAGCATATATAAAAGTTTTAGCTTTATCACGGTTTTGCAATCCAAGTAATTTTTGGTTGGCGGAATGTATATCATCTTCAAGAAGTGTTTTCTGAAAATGTCCACTGTCGAAATTATACAAGTAATTTGAAAGTACCCGAAGCTCAAGACCAGAAAAGTCAATACCGCACATAACCATGCGGGTAGGAGCAACAAAAAGCTGACGCATCTCAGAACCCCACTTACTGGCTTTTGAAGTAACGTTTGCCAAGTTTGGATTGAAATGTGTACAGCGTCCCGTAACTGCCCCATTGGTGTTAATTTTTCCATAAATTTTTCCTTTTTTATTTAGTTTTAAATATGCTTGGTTGCCATCAGAAAGCTGTCCCAAGCGTTTTTGTATTAGTAAATGTTCTGATATTAATTTTGCTTCAGGATATTTAAGTTCTTTTAAAACTTTATCATTAACTTCAGGTTTTCCTGTAGCGGTGAAAGCTGATGGCTTCCAACCTAAAGTTTTCAATCTGTCTGCTATTTGGTCTCTTGAATTAGGATTAAAGATTTCTATTTTAAAAATTTCTTTTGGAACTCCTGCTTTAATTCCTCTTTTTTTATTATCTCTTTTATATGTTTTGAAACCGAAAGATTTCTGCCAAGCAGGAAAGATAGTTTGAAGTTTTTCTTCCAAATCTACCTTCCGCTTGACAAGGATTGAATGTAGCTTCTGAGCAGAAGTCTCATCAAAATCAACACCACCTCTTTCTTGTTTGTTTATCCAGTATGCAAAATCATGTTCTAATTTAATTGCATCTTTAGAATAATTTTGTTTTTCAATTAATTTATAAAGTAAGTAGCAAACTTCGACATCACGCTTACAATAATCCTGCATATCTAAAGTCCATGTAGAAAAATCATTATGTTCCTTAAAATCTCCTTTACGAAGTCCTAGTCTATAACCCCATGCTTCAATTGAATGTTTGCCTAAAAGTCTTGGTGGAACTTCTTTAAGTTTATAATCTTCTTCACTTCGATTTGTCCAAATCAAACGGGAACACAAAAGTGTATCCTGGATTTCGCCTTTGTATTCAAAACCAAAAACTTTTTTAAGTGCAGGTAAATCAAATCCTAAAACAGAATGACCAATTAATAATGTTGCTTTCTTTAGTAACTGTAGACCTTCTTCAAGTTGGTCAGGATTATAGGAATAAACTTTTTCAGTTTCTATATCCTTAAACACCATACAGTGAATAGTATCTAGCTTATCTAGAAACCCATTGGTTTCTACGTCAATCACTAGCTTCATAAGAATTTTTTATTGCTAATCCAATTACATAAGGAATTTGTGGTACTAAAGAATTTCCGATTGCTTTAATTCGATTTACTCTATCTTTGTCCAATTTATAGGATAGAGCATGAGTACTTCGCAAAAGTTTGGATTGAGTTTTCCATGTGGTTTCAGTTGGTCTTCCTTCACCGTAGCACAAAGATTTTTTCTTTTGCTCATGCTTATTTGACTTTTTGTTCCCTTGTCTCCACAGTCTTTGTAATCTGATTTCCTTAGAGTTGGATAAATTTTGTATAGATGATTGACTGCCATTGTTAATGGTAGTCCGCCTTGCCTGTATTTTCTTTTTCTCATTGTTACGCTGTCCTGCGTTACGGTAGGCAATAATCCAAATTCTTTTTCTTTGATGTTTCGCACCGATACCTGAAGCTGAAATATTAAAGCACCTTGTGGAGTAACCTGTTTCTTCCAAGTCTTTGAGTATGGTATCCAAGTAGAGTTTAACAATTCCAAAAACATTTTCTCCAATGAAAAAAGTTGGTCTGGACTGTTTGATAACTCTAAGAGTTTCTCCCCAGAGATTTCTGTCGTCATTTTTACCATCTTGTTTTCCTGCTATACTAAATGGTTGGCAAGGAAAGCCAGACGTAACAACATCAGCTTTAACTGGTTTATAAGTTTTAATATCATCATGAATTGGTGTACCTGGAAAATTCTTTTTTAATACTTTTTGACAAAATGGATTTATTTCAACAAACTGAATTGTTTTAAAATATCCAGTTTTTTCTAATCCATAACTAAAGCCACCTATGCCAGAGCATAAGTCTATGACTTTAAGTTTCATAATTAAAATTTTTTAAATAACAATCTCCATGACCAAGAACGTGTTATGGAAACCCCAGTAAAAATTGAAGCTATCCAAATGCTATCAAGTATGCTTGGTCGTAAATCAAAAATCGGAAAAATTAACAACTGTATGAGAACTGCTAGAATGAAACCACTACCGACATCAATGAAACTTTCGATTAAACTTCTCATTGATTTCACTATTTCTTAATGGTTCTTCTTTTGAATTTTGTTTTTGTTTATTGAAAATTATGTTGTAGTTCCTTTGGTAAACTTCATTAGCTTTTTTGTATGGAGTTTTCCAAGCCAGTCGTGCTGTCGCTTGTCGTGTCATTTATTAATGTATTAGTGCTACTTTAATTTTATCTGCACTAGGCAGTATGTGTTCTATGGATTTAATAGCTTTAGTAATAATATTTTTAGCTTCACAATCACCACACATTATTACTGGATAAACATTTTCATATTTAATGGCATTGTAAATTGCAGTCATAATAGTTTTACATGTTTCAAAAACTAACTGCTGTTGTGTTTGGGATAATTTTAAATAATCTTCTTTTTCTACCAGGAACGATAAAATAAATTTAGTTAATAAACTATCATTCATCAAAATCTCCTTCTGATAAACGACCAGTGTCTTTATTATAAATTAATGTTGAAGCTATTCCTGTATCTCCACTAAATCTATTCTTCAAAACCCTGACAGTTAAAATATTATTTTCTTCTTCTGATTGTTGGTCTCTTTCAAAAGAAATAACTTGGTTCGATATGGTTGCTAAAGAATGAGAACCACGAAGGTGTGCAAGACTAACTTGTAAACCTTGTTCATGTGAAATTTTTCCTTCAGGTCTTTTCAAATGAGACACAACAAATATTCCACATTTTAATTCTTCTACTAATTTTCTTAATTGGGTCATGGTGTTATCTATAAGTCTTCGTTCATCGCCATCTTCTAGTCCCGAAATAACTATTGAGATATGGTCTAAAAATATAATTTTACAGTCCAGAGCTTTGACCATGTATCTAATTCTGTTCATTAGGTCTTCTGAACTACTGCTTCCGAAATGGTCATAGAAACAAACATAATCTTTTACTTGTTCCCATGATTTTATAATTTCTTCATTAGAAGTTTTTTTCTTAACTTCTGGTATATGAATTAATTTATTTAATGGAATAGAAACAATTCCTTGAATACTTCGTTTAACACTTTCTTCTAAAGCTATATAACCAATTTTTATTTTTTGAGTAATTAAATGAAAAGCTATCTCACGACAGACCTGAGATTTTCCAGTTCCAGTGCCACCACATAATAAATTTATTTCTCCAAGTCTAATGCCACTTAATTTTTTATTGAGACCATTCCAACAGTAAGGAAAGGTTTCAACATAATCTTCTCTTAAAAGTAAATCTTTGGTTTCAGAACCTTCTATAATTCCTTGTGGGGTAAAAGTCTTAGCTTCCCAAACAGCTTCGGTTATTTTATGTCCTTTGCCATCAACTAATAATTGGTTTGCATCTTTGCCTTGTGCTTTAACTATTCTAACTTTTTTAACTGGAAGAATATTTGCACATTCAATACTTGCGGAACTACCTGCTTCGTCATTATCAAAGAAAAGTACAATTTTTTCAAATTTACTTAACCACTCTAATTCTCTTTTAATATATTTCTTAGCTGATGCCGCACCTGATGGAACTGAAACAACAGGATATTTATTATTATTCATTTGGCTAACTGACATTGCATCAAGTTCGCCTTCACAAATAACTATCATTTTTCCACCATCTCTCCATAGGTTTTGACCAAACAAACAAATCTTGTCTGTATCGCCTAACCAAATGAATGATTTGTCAGGAAAACGAAGGTGTTGTGCTACCTTATTATAATTTCTGTTGTAGTAATTAGATATATGGCAATTGCGACCATTATATATTGCAGTTTCATAATTGAATATTTTACAAGTTTCTGAATTAATTTTTCTTTTAGGAAGTGCTTCAGTTATTCCTGTTGTTATCATGTCTTTAAATTCCTTTTTGGGTATTGGGGGTTGGTCAAGAACCTGACCATCGTGTTTGATATAAATTTTACAACCGAAGCAGTAGGAATGTGATGAGTATATGGCTAAATTGTTCCTACTGCTGCAGTTATTACAAGGAGCATGACGAAGAAATTTATCTTCTTTAGACAACTCCACCATTTCGGAGTTCCTCTAAATCGGCTTCATTCGTCAAGCCATCTTGAAATTTGTAATTTAAAATATCTTCATGCAATAAATAATCCTGGACATCAAAGTTCGGACAAGTTTTGTGTTTGTCTAAATCATAATGTCCAACAATTCTTGCATCAGGATATTTTTTAACTAATCTTGTTAATTCTGTTTTAAGACTTTCCCATTGTTCAGCACTGAAGTTATCTTCAGGTTGTTTCCAATTATCTTCATTTGCTCCACCAACTAAACAAAGTCCAAAAGCTGTATGATTGTAACCTTTAACAGTTGCTTGTACGTCATCATCTTGACGACCTTGTTCTATAGTTCCATCTCTTTTGATTACAGTTCCATAGCCAATTTTAAGCCAACCTCTTTCTCTATGCCATCTGTCAATTTCTTTAGCACCAATCTTTTGTGATGGTCTCGTTTGAGAACAATGTATCACTATATATTTAGTTTCTTGTCTTGACATAATAATTTTTTAAACTCCGCACATTCCTTCACACTCATTGTTAAAAAGATTAAGTTGATTGTCTTTTTTATAGAAATCTATTTCGTTAATTGGTTTACATTCTTTATGTAAAAATATTTCATCTTTGGTTTTTGTTCCTAATCTTATTCTTCTGTCGAAATCAATAACCTGTTCCCATTCATTTTTATGATTTAATTTTAAATCAAGCCATTCTTGGTTATTTTTAAAAGGACAATAAACACAAGCAGAACGTGGGGGTTTTCTATTGTAATGTTTTTCAAACCACTCAATACAATCCTGTCTTTTTAATTTTAAATCAATTAATGGATATTTATTTTCTACCCATTTAATTCTATTAGGTTTCATTCTGAATATTTCGTCATAGGAAATACCCATTAATAATTCTACATGAGTACCCTTCTTTCTTTTTTCGCCTTTTTTTAATTCAAGTAATTCTCTAATTTTTTGATGAACAGGATTTATTTTGTACCGAGAAGTACACTGACGTTTTAATAAACCTTTCTTGCCAGTTTCAGAATTAACAGTAAAAAATGGAATATCTATAAATTTATATTTTCCAGTACCTTCGGCATTTTCAATACTGTCTTTGGTTAAATCACCAAAACTTACTATATAAATTGGATAAGATACTTGTGATTTAAGCCACTCTAAATGTGTGTAAACATTTTTTCCCTCTGCTTTCGTATCTGCGAAGACTGCACAAGTTACTGGTGGAATTTCTCCCTTTTCTATCATTAAAGCTAATGTTGAAGATTGAACTCCTGCACCTAAAGATAATATTCTTAGATAATTTTTTTTTTGGGGAAAGTTTGTTGGCATTTTAATTTTCTTGCTTTGTTTTAATTTCTTTTAACCAGTTATCTGGAAAATGTTTCTTCGTTGAATAGATGCAGTGATATTTAAAACCAAATAAATCACACCACTTGCCATAAGTAGTTTTAGATTTTTTACCTATTCTTGTTCTTGAATTAGAAAAGATAAATCTAATATCTAATTCTGGGTGTTGTGCTTTAATTAATTTATGTTTTTT